AGACCTTGCTTTTCCCTTGCTTTAGCAATTTTATGATTTCTTTTTCGTGGGGGAAAAGCAAATGATGATGGTGCCGAATAGACTTGAGCTTCTCCTTGTTCTCCTCAAGTATGGCAGGCTTGTCTACATTAACAACAATGCCTTTTTCTCGAAGTGTGTCAGCCTCCATCAATCGGTGGCGATATTGGTAAGCGGCTGCTTGGTATTCAACGTGTGGCGCTCGGTCGGTTTGGATTCTTTTCTTGATGATGACTTTTCGCTTCTTTCTTTTTTGAGGAACGATTCTTTTTTCTGTGGGGATGTCCTTGGGCTTTCGTGGACGCGGAGTATAGTTCCTAACTATCAGTCCTTCTCTTTCGAGATGTTTGTCAAGCGTGCTGTACTGGCACTTGACTTTCCGGCAGATGGCTGCTTTGCTGTATCCGTATTCTACCATAGTGCGTATAAGTTCCTTGTGTCTGTCGAGCTTGTGCCGGGAGTTTGTCCCTCCGGTTTTCCTTCCGAGTTTCATTCCAAGCGATTTTTTTCTTGCAAGTGCTTCTTTCGTGCGTTGTGAGATAAGGCTTCTCTCTATTTCGGAAGCCAGTGAGAACGCAAATGCTATAACGTGGCTCTGCAGGTTGTCGCACAGTTCAAAGCCTTCCTTAACGGTTATTACTCGGATTTTCTTCTTCATCAGATTGTCAAGGATAGACATAACCTCCAGCAACCGCCTGCCCAGTCTGGATATTTCCGAGGCTATAAG